ACGGCTATTGCTGTGTGCATGTAAACGTCCACCTGTACCTCCTTTCTAGTGGGTCTCTGCCCAACTGGTTCCAACTTTGTATTCACCGTCAAGAGGACAACGTAGTTTGTAGTAGTCACCCGCTCTCTTGATGGCGTCAACTCCTAGCTTACCTACCATATCTCCATGGTCCTTGTCAACCTCTAATTGCCACTCATCGTGTACGTTGGCAACAAAGATAGCGTTCAGTCCCTGCTCTTTGATAAGCTTGTCAAAGATGACCAGTGCTCTCTTCATCAGTATGGCAGAGCCACCTTGCAAGAGTGTGTTTAAAGATGCGTGAACGGTGCGTATGTGGAGTGTCCTCTTGTCTAGGCCAGCGATCCACCCTCGCTCTGCTGCTTTGTTTACCTTGGTCTTGAGGTCTTGAAAAGATGATAGATTTAGGAAAAACCTGTCCATGATCTGCTGTCCCTCCGCTGCACCTTTCCCAATGATCGATCCTATCTTGGCAGCACCTGCACCGTAGAGAAGGGCATAGATAAATGTCTTGGCCTGATCCCTGCTGGGTAGCTCTGCCAGCTGTTGGTTGTATGTGTGTATGTCACCGGAGACAACCTGTGTGGTGTAGTCCTCGTCCTTCATGTAGTGACATAGCATTCTCAGTTCAATGGACGATGCATCTATACCCACCAGTGCTTTCTTGTCAGAGGGTACGGTCCAGCAACCTCTGCACTCTGCACCGTAGGGTGAGTATACGGCTGGGACCTGTGCCATGTTAGGAGAGGCGTGAGCCATCCTCCCAGTGATTGTCTGGAGGGTCAGCACTCTACCGTGCACCCTGTTTGTCTTAGGATTGATGGCCTCTAACCAAGACTTTACCTGCGCCGCTCTCTTCTGTAGCATCAGGTATTCTGCCAGTACCTTAGCTTCGTCCATGTCTATGCTGGCAAGGGTAGTCTCGTCCACCACCACATTACCCTTCTCGGTGTGCTTCTCTGGCACCCACCCGCGCTCCATCAAACGCTCTGCGATCTGCTTACGAGAGCCGGGGTTGAAGGGTTCGTACTTGACCTTGGTCTTCAGCTGTATCTCTTTCGGCGGGAATATCTCCTGCATCTTCTCAGTGATATCGGTGAGACGCTCAGAGAAATCTGCGCTCAGTGACATAGCTTTGAACTCGTCAAGGTAGAACCCGTTGACTTCCTGTCTTGCAGTGATAGCTTTGACCTGATGCTCAAGCCGGATGCTGTCCTTGCTAAATCTACCAGACATAACAGAGGTGATGTGATGGTACAGCTTGACAGTAAGCCTGACATCGTTCATGCAATAGATGCCCATGTCCTCAGTATACCCACGGTAGAAGTCTTCCTTCTCCATATCCATCTTGGGAAACCTAAGCCTACCACCCCATGCCTCTAGAGAGTTACCGCCCTCTCGTCCCGGCTGTTCTAACTGACATAGAATAAGCACATCTGTAACCTGATCCACAGGTACACGCACACCCCACAGGCTATCAAGAATAGGCAGATCGAACTGTAGAACATTAAATCCCAGAACCTCTTTGACATCTCGCATGAACTCCCTAAATTTAAGACGGTCACTTTCAAGAAAGAGACGAGTCTCTCCTGTGTCTATATCCTCTGTGCCTACGCACCAGATATGAGAGGGATCAAACCCGTCTGTCTCTATGTCAAGACATATGCGTTTCATTCGGCTCCTCTATCTCGTCAATGGTTTCTAACTCTGGGTCTATATCAGGATCATCGATCTGTGTCAAGCGTCCTGTGTCACGGTCATAGTGTAGGTGACAGGCTGGACCAGTGAGACCGGAGAAGCGGTTCTTCAGTACCCGGATCAGCGTGACGTTTCTCCTGTAGAGATCGGGGTCCTGTCCGTTACGCTCCAGACCTAGCACCATGTTACTCAGCTGACCTATGCCAGCGGTGCCGCGCAGTTCAGAGAGTGAAGTGTGACCACCCTCCTCATGCGGCTTACCAGCGGGGCGCTTGGAGTGACTGACCATGCCTAGCCAGATGTCTAGTTCAATGGTCAGAGTCTTGAGCTTGGTGGCGATCTCGTCCAGAGCCTTGCGCTCATCACCTGCGCTCTGGTCACTGACAAGGATAGAGATGTGATCAAGGAAGATGTACCGACAGTCACAGGAGTAGCGCATGTACCGTATGGTGTTGATGATGGTGTCTATGTCATTCGATCCAAACGAATCGAAGAACACGTACCGACCTGTGCCTAGGGTGTCGGCAAAAGCATCGTCCCACTCCTCCTGCGTAAACTCTGTGGTGGGTAGGTGCAGAGGCTTACCAGCTGACAGGCTCATCATACCCCGTGCAGCGTCCTCTAGTGGGTCTTCCAGAAACAGGAGACCTATGTTGTCCTCTGTGTGCTGTTGTATGTGGTAGCTCAGTTCTCTGAGCACCTGTGTCTTGCCCATGCCAGAGCCAGAGGTGATGGTCCACATCTCTCCTTTACGAATGCCATAGGTCAGGTCCTGTAATCCACTCCAAGGTAGCGCAAGACTTTCCGGCGTGGGTTGGTTGAGCAGTCGGTCTAGCAGGTCCTCGCCCCTGACAATGTTGGCAGGTGTGTACCGCTCTGCGCTGAACCACAGGTTAGTAAAATCCTTGTGTTTGTTCTCCTTCAAATACTCGGAGGCGTCCTTCAGATGTAGCTTGACGATCTTGGCCTTGTTGGGAAAGAGCTTGGCCACAGAGTTAGCTGCGTTGATACCATCCTCGTCACTGTCAAAGCAGATGGCAATGGTGTCAAAGCTGTCTAGGTATTTGTAGTTCTGCTTGCAGCTTTTGAAAGCGTTACCTGCACCGTTCTGAACGGACACAACAGGATACCTAGAACCCAGTAGCTGATAGCAGGACATTGCATCTATCTCTCCCTCGACAATGGTCACGGCCTTGGCAGAGCCAGCGCCGAAAAGGTGCTGACCAAACAGGGCGGCAGACTTTGACGATCCCTCCCAGAGGAAGGACTTACCCCTGCCTCTGACCTTGTTGGCAACGTGTATACCAGATGTGTCATGGTATGGATAATAGTGGTTGATCTCTCTCCCTTGGTCATCGTGCTTTACGCTAACACCAAAGAACTTGGCAGTGTCCTTGGTGATCTTACGATCAGGGATTTCTGATATAACACCAGAAGACAGATCAGTTGATTGTGTTAGTTCAGGACTTAGAGCGTTCATCTGTGTTGATTCTCCTTCGTTGTCATCATCTATTCCTAGTTCTTTGTTGGTGTACCATTTCTTATCACACTTACCAGAGAAACAGTAACCACCGTCCTTGTAGTAACTGAAAGCATCTGAACTCTCACCACAAGGACACGGTTGGTGTGACTTTACCAAATCAGTATCAGGGTTGTCAAACACTTTATCATATCCTTTCTAAGATATATATTTATATAAATATTTATTATTATAATTTATATAAATATATTATAATTAACATTAGGGAAAAGAGGGGAAGTGACAGTGGCACAGGTTTAGACATAGAGATAGTATTAACAAGAACCACTATGGCACTCATCCCTTCTCTTCCTCGTCTCTCTCTACTAGCTGGCCACTGCTACTAGATACAATATGAACACGGCGTGTAGACCTAGTACATAGTACATTTGCACCTCCTTGTCAACTCTTTTTCTAGAGCTTCAATTCTTTTTTCAATCTGATGTTTCTCGTACCTGTCCACGGCGGTGCCTCCCAGCGTTGCGCCAGTGATTAGACCAGCGCAACCCGATAAAAGAAACACAACCACAGATAGTGGCGTTACTATTTTCAATGAACGGTCCACCACTCCGGTGTACGTGTGTACGCCCACTTTGCAAAGTATGCCTTCTCCCCTATGTAGTAGTTACGATAGGCTTGAACCGCATCATCTAGTACCTTGTACTGATCAGGCATACACTGTGGTGGTTGGGTGTACGCGCTCTGATCTGTTATGGAGAGGGGTGGTGTACTTAGTGCCTTCCTCAGTTTGGCGTCTGTCTTGTGTACCTTATTAAACCTATACGTGTACTCAGAGCAGAGGAACTTGAACAGGTGATAGGCCCACTCGTACTGTAGGCGTGATCCTCTGATCCACTTGGTAGATGGGTGGTTGAGGTGTACGGTTTTGTACATGCCCAGCTTGTCTGCTTGCTCGTCACCGTCAAGAGTCCTGTGAGCAGTGCATAGCATCTGTGCTGTCTCTAGGATCATCTTGACGCAGTGCTTATCACAGTGCATCTCAGCGGCTGTGAGGGGGTCAGGGT